GGANGGTAAAGTATATACACGCCGTGTAACAGACATGACTTCTGACGAACGTGCTGCTGTAGTCACTGCTGCTAATGCTGAAGTAGCTACACGTAACAGAGCAGAAAGAGATAAACGTCTAGCTGCATGTGATTGGGTTGTGACTAAGGCGCTAGAGAGCGGTGGGTCTGTGCCTAGTGATTGGGTTACTTATCGCACCGCTCTGCGTGATATTACAGGACACCCTAACTGGCCCAACTTAAACTATCCTAACATAGATGGTAGCGGGGGCGATTGGCCCACAGAGCCTAGCTAATGTTAGGGTTTGCCCCACTAGCTGACAACTCCATAGCGGGGTTTGGTAATGTTCCTGTAGACCTCGTAGTTACAGGGATTGCCGCAACGGGTGCCGTTGGAACGGTGACAATCGAAGGCATTGCTAACGTGTCCCCTACAGGGATTGCCGCAACGGGTGCCGTTGGAACGGTAACAATCGACAATCAAAACATTTTTTCTGTTACGGGGGTTTCTGCCACGGGCGCGGTGGGTTCAGTCAACGTTTGGGATCAAATCACTCCGAGTCAATCTTCAGGATTCTCTGCTATTACGCCGTCTCAATCTCCAAGCTGGGAGGAGATCGCTGCGTAGTTGCTTAGAAGCAGAAGTATGGGTATAGTCCAACTAAATTTATATTTGAGGTCACATCATGGCTACATACACTGCAGCAAATGCGCTCAAGAAAATAACCACGGGCGATGAGTCGGGTACATGGGGCGCTAGCACCAATAATAACTTTGACATTATAGACCGCGCTTCAAACGGGTTTGCTTCGATTGCTCTGTCTAGCACTTCGTATACTTTGGAGCTATCGACTACGGCAGTTTTATCCAACGGTCATTATAAGGCAATAAAGTTTACAGGAACTCCGGGTGGCACATGCACTGTCACGTTGCAGCAAAACGACAAAGCCAGAATCTATATGATTCTGAACAGCACCAATCAATCCTTGTCTATCACGCAAGGGTCGGGGGCCAATGTCACTATAGCTGCAGATAAGTCTGCAGTTATTTTAGCTGATGGGGCTGGTTCAGGGGCAGCGGTCACTGACTTTACCAGTGTTCTTGGTGGCATTACGGAGCTAGATGTTACAGCGGGTACGGTTAGTGCCAGCAAAGCGGTTGTTGTTGACAGCAACAAGGACATTACAGGTTTTAGAAATGTTACGCTCACGGGTGAGTTAGATGCTGCGACCTTAGATGTTAGTGGTGACGTTGATATTGACGGTACGTTAGAGACAGACGCTTTTTCTATAGATGGTACAGCGGTATCTGCGACTGCGGCAGAGTTAAACTACAATGACACGGGCGCGGCGGTTGGAACGGTTGTTGCTAGTAAGACGGTTACGGCTGATGCTAACAAGGATGTGGCAAGCTTGCGTAACCTGACGCTTACAGGTGAGTTAGACGCAGCAACGTTAGATATTTCGGGTGCGGGTGACGTTGCAGGGGCGCTGACCAATAATTCTGCGGCGGTAAAGGTCGCGGGTGTAGAAACCATTTACGTTCCAGCGGGGGCCATGTCTCCCAACACCACAAATGGTTGCGCTAGTTTAAAGCAAGTAGAACTTTCTAACGGCCCTGAACTTAAAGTATTGGACTTTGATGCAAGCTCTGATGAGAACGCGCAGTTTACCGTGTGCTTTCCTAAATCTTGGAACGAGGGAACCATTACGTTTCAAGCGTTTTGGACAGTCACGGGAACGGATAACGGCACTGTAGCTTGGGGCTTGTCTGGTGTAAGTGTAGCTGACGATGCTTCTATAAACGCTTCTTTTGGAACTAACGTGGTAGCTACGGCAAAAGCATTTAGCGGAACGTCCAACGACATGACTGTTTCTGCGGTAAGCGGCCCCGTTACTGTAGCCAGTGCTGCGGTAGATACGCAGACGTACTTTCAAATCATGCGAGACGTATCGGCTGATTCACAGACGGGGGATGCACGGTTATTAGGAATAAAACTGTTTTACACGACAGACGCAAAGAATGATGCCTAATGACTTCTTTTGGATATGACATACTAGGGTTTGGTGTGAGTGGAAGCGGTTTTACTGCAACCCTTTCTTCTGATGCTGTAAATGTAAATGTAAGGTCGGTTGCAGTATCTCAAGGTTGGAATGAAGTACAAAAATTAAATTTTGTAATTAATTCTGGAATTTATGCTTATTCTAACTCAACAGGAACTGCGGGTTTAATAGTAAGTGGAACTTTTGCTAATGGTATAGAATTAACCAACAATGGATTTATTGTTGGTATGGGAGGAAATGGAGGAAATGGAGGAAGGATGGCACCCTTTTCCACATATGGCAGTATCGCAGGCACTGGTGGCAGTGCTGGCGGATTAGCTTTAAGTGTCTCAAGTTCATTGACCCTAAATAATAATGGCACAATCGGCGGCGGTGGCGGCGGCGGCAGTGGTGGTTTTGGTGGTCCCGTTGGTCCGCCTAGTGGCTTTAGCCCTGTCAGTGGCGGCGGCGGCGGCGGTGGTCAAGGTGGTGGATCGGGAGGTGTAGGCGGAGCAGCAAGCGGCTGGGGGGAAAATAAAGCAGCAGACGGTAACGCTGGAACTCTTGCGGCGGCGGGTACTGCAGGTGGCAATGGTGGCAGCGGCGGCACTTATGGAGTTGCTGGAGGGGTTGGAGGAGGCTACGGAGTAGGGGCGGCGGGTCCCGCTATATCTGGAAATTCCTACATTACATACGCCGTTACAGGCACGATCTTAGGGTCAATATCATAGTGAGGGTGTTATGCCACTAGCAAAGTTAAAGTTTAAACCCGGAATTAACAAAGAAACTACTCCGTATTCTGAAGAAAACGGCTGGGTAGATTGTGACAAAATACGTTTTCGCTTTGGGTATCCTGAAAAATTAAACGGTTGGGAAAAAAACACCAACAACGCTTTCTTGGGAATATGCCGTGGGATGCACGAGTTTGTGGCATTGAGCGGCGAAAAGTTTTTGGGCCTTGGGACAGAATTAAAATTCTATATTAAAGAGGGGGTTGATTTTAAAGACGTTACTCCAATCAGGCAGACAACATCTGCAGGAGACGTAACCTTTTCTGCTACAAACGGCTCGTCCGTAATTACAGTAGCGGACCCTAATCATGGTTGCGTGGCTAATGACTTTGTTACTTTCTCTGGTGCGGCTTCTTTGGGCGGCAACGTCACGGCAAACGTTCTTAACCAAGAATATCAGGTCACAGAAGTTGTGGATGGCAACACATATAAGATATCTGCAAGAACCGTCAGCACAATAGAAAGCGTTACAGTTTCTGGCGGCGTAAGCGTTACTGCCGTCACTGCTAACGCTAGTGATACGGGTAACGGTGGTAGTAGTGTTGTAGGAACCTATCAAATTGGTACGGGTCTTAATAGCTCGGTGTTTGGTACTGGTTGGGGCGCGGGAGTTTGGGGTGGTACAACTACGGGCGCTCTTACTACAACGGTAAACGAGGGCGGTACACTTTCTGATAGTGACACCACCATCACCGTTGCTAACACTACGGGTATTGTAGCCAGCGATATCGTTTTAATAGATGACGAACTTATTTTGGTAGGGGGTATAAGCTCTAACGATTTAACAGGATGTACCAGAGGACACAAAGGCACCACCGCCGCGACACATGCAAACCAATCTTCGGTTCGACTTGCAACAGGCAACGCGCTTACAGCGGATGATTTTTCTGGCTGGGGATTGGCTCTTGTTTCAGGAACAATTACGCCCTCTGCAAACCTACGCATCTGGACACAAGACAACTTTGGCGAAGACCTGTTGTTGAACGAAAGAAACGGTAGGATTTACTATTGGGATAAAACCAATGGTGTAGGTACACGAGCCAAGTTCCTAACAGACAGCGCCTTGGGCCTCGGCACACGGACCTCGGTTCCTACTATAGCCACACAGGTTCTTTTGTCTGACAGAGACAGGCATGTGATTGCATTTGGCGCGGATAGTCTTGGTCTTACGTCCTCTTCGACGGATGGTAACGGCATTCAAGACCCTTTGTTAATAAGGTTTAGTAGTCAGGAAAACCCTGTGGATTGGTATCCTACCTCTACCAATACAGCGGGTGATTTGCGTATAAGCTCTGGCTCCAAGATTATTCAAGCTCTTGAAACTCGACAACAGATACTGGTGTTTACAGACGTTTCTATTCACGCAATGCAATTCCTTGGACCGCCGTTCACCTTTGGTATAAACTTAATCTCTGAAAATATTACCATCGCTAGTCCCAAGGCTGCGGTTGCGGTGGACGATGCGGTATTTTGGATGGGATCGGCAGAGTTCTATGCGTTTACTGGTGCGGTTCAAAGAATACCCTGCACTGTTAGGGACTATGTATTTAATAACATTAACACGTCTCAGTCTGACAAGATTGTTGCGGGAGCCAACGTGTCCTTTTCAGAGGTGTGGTGGTTTTATCCATCTGCGGACTCAACCGAGAACGACAGGTATGTAGTTTACAACTACCTTGAGAAGCTTTGGTTTATAGGAAACCTAGCTAGAACGGCGTGGTTGGATCGTGGTATTTCTTCGTTGCCTCTCGCAGCGGGAACTAACAACTTTTTGTATGATCAAGAGGTGGGCGCACAAGATGACGGCGCAGCTATGACTTCGTTTATTGAGTCTGGGGACATGTCTATTACAGACGGCAATCAGTTTTCTTTTATTAATAGGGTAATACCGGACATTAACTTTAGAGAAACTGTTGATACGTCTTCGTTAGATTTTATCTTGGAGACCAAGAGTTTTCCGGGCCAAGCCGATCAAAACTCCTCAACAAACACTGTGTCCAAAACCTCTAGTACGCCTGTAGATCAGTACACGAACCAGTACTTTACACGCTTACGGGGCCGCAGTTTTACGCTCAAGTTACAATCTACAGACGCAAACGTACTTTGGAGATTGGGTGTGCCTCGTGTAGATATTAGACCCGACGGGAGAAGATAATGGCTACCAACACTCCTGTACCGTTTTTCCCTACTCCTCCTCAAGAGTACAAACAAGAGTACTTAAACGAGGTCGTTCGTTCTTTTTCCGTGTTTTTGAATCAATTCAACAACACTCAACAGGTGGCAGACGATGATACGACTGCCCTAAGCTGGTTTATGGGCTGATGGCTAACGCATATGTAAACGCAAAAGCGGACCTCACAACGACAGGCATAACCACGCTATATACGTGCGGTCCGTTTGCTACGGCGGTAGTAAAGTCAATTTTGGTTTGCGATGACAGTAACAATGGTGATACCTTAACGCTTACAATAACAGACGCGTCAAACGCCGTGTTTGTTTTGTTTGACAGTAAAACTATTGCGGGTCATGCAACTGTAGAACTATTAACGGCACCACTTGTGGTTCAAGCCGATGAAGTCTTAAAAGTTACGGCAGGGACAGCAAACAGGTTGCATGTTGTAGCTAGTATTTTGGAGATTACCTGATAATGTGCGGTCAATTCATAGTGGTGGTTTGGTATGGGCATTAACATTGGTGGCATTCTAGGCGGCATTGCTGGGGCTTTAATCCCCGGAGCGGGGTTCTTGGCTCCTGCTATTGGTGCAGGGTTAGGCACGTTAGCTGGTGGAGGAAGCTCTAAGAACGCTATCAAGTATGCGCTTTTGGCTGGTGGTGCAAACACAGCTTTTGGTGTTGGTAATGCCCTTAGAAGCACACCAATGGGTGCATCTTTAGGTAATACACTGGCTAAGGCTGGCCTTGGCGGTGGACCTTTAACGGTAGACGGGACTATAGGCGCTAATGCGGCGGCGAAGAAGGGCTTGCTTTCAAACCCCTTCGTTCAAGCGGGTATTTTGTCGGCGGCAGTAGGAAAACCAAAGCAACCTACTAGCTACACAGGGACGGGAAGTTCTGAGGGATACGATGGATCAAGCATCGATAGGTCTGGGTTTTTAGACAACCTCTACGCAAGTCGGTTCGATGGCACGAGGTTTAACACCGCTGCAGAACGGGACGAGTACGACAGGAATATAGAAGATGGGGTGGGTATTGACCCTACACTATACGCAAGGGGTGGTCTAATCGAAGGCCCCGGAACAGGGACCAGTGATGATATCCCTGCAATGATCTATCAGGATGGCAAGCCCGTTCAGGAAGCAATGCTTTCAAACGGGGAGGTTGTTCTGTCTCTAAAGGACTTGAGAAACATAGGTGGCGGAGATGCTGAGATGGCAGGCAAGATGATCGGGGATGCGCCCAACGGCACCCGAGGAGCCGTAGCCGCCAAGTTATTTAAGAACATGCAGGAATTTAAAAATGGTTGAAACTGTAACACAGATTAGCAGGACCGAGATTCCTGACTACCTTCGCAAGTATCAAGAGGAGATACTTACTCGGGCGCAGGCTTTAGGCAAGGACGCTGGGTTTATTCTGCCAGAATATAATGTTGCAAGTCGAAGTCCTCTTCAGCAAAAGGCATCGGACCTTACGGCTTCCGGTTTAGGCGCGTATGCTCCCATGCTGCAGGCGGGAGCTAACACATTGGGCGCTGGCATCGGCACCATGTACGGAGGTGCAGGCGCTCTTGGTCAAACTAACCAAGCAATCAGCGGCATTCAGGGCGCTGTCGGTCAGGGGTACTCGGACCTTGCAGGAACGGGCGCACAATTTGATCCGAGTGGCATTCAACAGTTTATGGACCCATATGAGGATCAGGCTGTTCAGCAAGCCATGACGGACATTCGCCGTCAGGGTGAGCAGCAACGTGCTGGCATTGACGCTCAGGCCACTGCGGCTGGAGCTATGGGCGGGTCACGACAGGCTGTCCGTCAGGGTCAGTTAGACGAGAGTATTCTAAACCAGCAAGGCCGCACTGCGGCTGGCATGAGACAGGCAGGTTACGAGAGTGCTGCAAGACGTGCGCAAGGGGCGTATGAGCAGGCTATGGGCCGTCAACAACGTGCAGCTTTGGGTGGCGCACAGATGGGTATACAGGGCGGTCAGGCGGCGGGGCAGTTGGGTCTTGGCATGGCTGGTCAATACGGTTCCTTGGGCCGTGGTCTTGGGTCCTTGGGCATGCAGCAAGCGCAGCTTGGCGAGGCGGCTCAGGGTCTTGGGTTTAAAGACATTAACATGCTTAGTACGATGGGCGGTCAAGAGCAGACGCAGCAACAAGCCATTCTTGATGCTACCCGTCAAAATCAATACCAGAACGTTATGGCTCCGTATCAGCAGCTTGGGTTCTACTCGGACATTTATCAGGGCATGCCCACGGCGCAGCAGACATTCTCGCAGCAACAGCAACCAAGCCCGAGTGCGATCTCTCAGATTGGTGGCCTTGGCTTAGGTCTGTACGGCTTGCAACAGTCAGGCATGTTTAACTAGGAGGGTTCGCAATGAATGTATTAAACCGGAACATGTTCAGGAACCGCGACTCTCGAAACAGGCTGGCGCAGATGGGCGGTATTCTTAGCTCGTCACCGGAGCTACAGGAAACAGCCATGACGTTTGCGAACGGTGGTGGTGCTGATTTAGACACGAAGTTTATTCTTACGAACATACCAGAGTTAGGTATTCGTGAGGGTCAGTTTGTAAAAATCTCAGGCAAAACGTTGGAGGGATTAAACAACGCTATTCCTGAAGTTATGGCACGGCATGGGGATAAGGTTAAGTCCGTGCAGCTTATGATGGACGAGCGCAACTCTGCGCTTGTTGCACTAGCGAGAGAGGGCGATGCTTTAATTGGCACTAGGGTCAACCGTTTGTTGGAGCAACGCGCAGCAGATAGTGCTGCAGCCTCTGACGTAGCCCCTGTTTCTATTCCTTCTGATATGTCGCAGATTAGTTCCGCTGCAGATGTGTTTGCAATATCCCGTGCTCCTAGCACTGAGGCAAATATTGCTAGAGATAATAGGGT